TAATAGGTTCTGAAACAGTTGTTAAAGATATTAACAACTTACCATTTACTCAGGGAGAGCCACCCGAGTAAAATAATTTTAATTAAAACGTTATAGGAGAAAAACAATGGCAGAAACAAAAACAAAAGAACAAAGTTTACAAAAGGTAAAATTTTCAGATGAGGAAGTTAAAAAATTAAAAACTATTAGAGATAACTTTAGTGACATCTCTTTCAAGTTAGGACAATTGGAAATTTCTAAATTATCATTGGCAGAACAAAAAGAAGCATTAGAAACCGAATATAGAACCGCTCAAAACACTGAAAGAGCATTAGCAGAGGAATTACTTAAAAAATATGGTCGAGGAACTATAGATATCGATTCAGGTGAATTTATTCCTGTAAGATAATCTTTTTCGAATTTTATAATGATATTTATATACGAGACTAAAGTAATCAATTTGCTTTAATTAGTAAAATAACAATAAGGAGACAATAAATGGCAGAGAAAATAGTAAGTCCCGGTGTATTCACCCAGGAAAATGACTTATCGTTTGTCCCACAAGGGGTTGCAAATATTGGTGCTGCTTTAATCGGCCCTACTGTAAAAGGTATGGCAAATGTACCAACAGTAGTTAGTTCATTCGCAGATTATTCAGCAAAGTTTGGAACGTCTTTTGAAAGTGGAAGTGATTCATATGAATACTTAACATCACTTGCAGCTGAACAATACCTTGCTCACAATGGAACGTTAACCGTAGTTAGAACATTATCTGGTTCTTTTTCACCAGCTAGTTCATCTTACGACGCAACTAACAAACATGCAGGGGTACCTAATTCATCATCTGTTTTAGGCGACGCTACAAACTTTACAGCATCTTTTACCCTAAAAACATTAGGTGATGGTGAAGTTGAAAATTCAATAGGGACAGAAGGAACAAACGGAATTCTTGACAAGGGTACAGCAAATAACCTACGTTGGGAAGTCGCAAATGTAAATTATAATACGGGTACATTTACTTTACTAGTACGTAGAGCAGATGATACTCATAATCAAAAAATCATTCTTGAAACATGGAACGATTTATCTTTAGACCCTAAATCAAATAATTATATATCTAAAGTAATTGGAGACCAAGATTACGTTGTTCAAGATGTCGCTACTGCTGACCCATTCTTACAATTATCTGGTTCTTATAGAAATAAATCTGCTTTTGTAAGAGTAGCTTCTATTACTAGTAATACAGTTGATTATTTAGATAAAAATGGTAATACATCTTCAGCTGCTTATTCAGCATCTTTACCTCACACTATTGCTGGTGTATCAGGTACATTCGCTGGTGGTTCTGATGGTAACGTTGAAACTGCACCTAAGTTTTTCGAAGATATTGCCGATGGTAATTCACAAGGATATGACCCAGATGGAACAGGAAGTCCTTATAGTACAGCTTTATACTTATTAAAGAATCAAGATTTATACGATATCAATATGATTATGATGCCAGGAGTAAATCAAGCAAATGATTCATCAACATTATCTCTTGCAAAAACAGTTTGTGAAGATAGAGGAGATTGTTTCTTCTTAGTTGACCCTGTAAATCATGGTACAACATCATTAGCAACAGTAGCAGGAAAATCTGATGAACTTATTACTTCATATGGAGCTATGTATTGGCCATGGGTTAAGATATTCGCTTCAAGGTTAGGTAAAAACGTTTGGGTACCAGCATCTGTTGTAATGGGAGGAGTTATTGCTTTCAATGATAAAGTAGCTGCAGAATGGTACGCACCAGCCGGTTTAACAAGAGGAGGAATTGGAGCTGCAATTCAAGCAGAAAGAGGTTTATCACATGCAAATAGAGATACACTTTATTCTTCAAGAGTTAATCCGCTAGCAACATTCCCTGGTCAAGGGGTTGTAGTTTGGGGACAGAAAACTCTTCAAAAGAGACCAACTGCTCTAGACAGAGTAAACGTAAGAAGATTGTTAATTAACCTTAAGAAATTTATTGCTTCTACTACTAAGTATTTAGTATTTGAGAACAATACAACTCAAACAAGAAATAGATTCTTAAGTACAGTAAACCCATATATGGAATCAGTTCAGCAACAACAAGGTCTATATGCATTTAGAGTTATTATGGATGAATCAAATAATACACCAGATTTAATTGATAGAAATATCATGAAAGGTGAAATATTTATTCAACCAGCAAAAGCTGCTGAATTCATAGTAGTTGACTTTAATATAATGCCAACTGGTGCTACTTTTGGAGACTAATAGATATTTATAATAAAGAGGAGAATAAAACATGGCGAACTTAATAGACCCAAATGAAATGATGTTTACGGCCTTTCAACCAAAGGTAGCAAATAGATATGTATTATACTTAGACGGAGTCCCTTCTTTCTTAATTAAGAAAGCTTCAAGACCTTCAGTTAAGTTTAACACAATAACTATGGACCATGTAAACACTCAGAGAAAAATTCAAGGTAAAGCTACTTGGGATGATATTTCACTAACATTGTATGACCCTATTGTACCATCTGGTGCACAGGCAGTTATGGAATGGGTAAGATTGGGATATGAATCTGTAACTGGTAGAGCTGGATATGCTGATTTTTACAAAAAGGAAATTACAATTAACGTTTTAGGGCCTGTAGGAGATAAAGTTGAAGAATGGACACTTAAGGGTGCCTTCGTTACCTCTGCAGGTTTTGGAGATTTAGATTGGTCTTCCGATTCAGCAATGGAAATAGCAGTTGGTGTAGCTTATGACTATGCTATACTACAATACTAGGAGAATTAGATATGAGTATTACAGCAACAGGAATTACAGTAGTAACTAATACCAATATGACAGACCTTGCGTCAAACATAGGTTTCTCAGTATCAGGCTCATCTTGTGCAGGTACTGTAGTAACAAGGGACGGACAGACTATTGCAATAAATGGAACAGATATGAATGGTAAAATACAACCTTGTTCTATAAAATCTGCTGATTCTGACAATACAACTACACATATTCTAGTATTTACATACTAAACAAAGTAAGAAACAGAAAGAGG